GAATCTGCAATAGTAACTCTTGAAAAGGAAGAAGGATATGATATGCTTTTTTTAGACCATGATTTGGGTGGTCAAATATATGTTGAATCTGGAACAGGAACTGGATATGAAGTAGCAAAAAAATTAGTAGAAGATGAAACAATCTATAATAAGAATAGAACAGCATTTGTATTCATTCATTCTTGCAATTATTATGGAGCTGGAAACATGCAAAGTGTACTTATGAATAAATATAAGACGCTTGCAATGCCATTTACAATACTGCTCCAACATTATGGAAAATCACTGAATGCTGCTTAAAAAAGTTCACATAGATAATTTTTTGTCCTGGGGGGAAGGTCATAGTTTTGATTTAGAAAATCGGGGCATATTATTCTTAAAAGGCGAAAACAAGGATGCTGGTGGCTCTAATGGATCTGGAAAAAGTGCTATCATAGAAGCTATAGTATGGACTCTATTTGGAGATACTATAAGGGGTATAGATAAAGTAGATGAGGTGGTAAATAATAAGATAGGCAAAAATTGTAAATGTACGCTTGATTTGGATGGTGGTTATCAGATAATAAGAGCTAGAAAGCATGATGTAGATGAAAATAGGCTTATATTGTTAAAAGATGGTAGAGATATAAGCAAATCAAGCACTAAGCTTACACAAGATGATATAAATAAAATATTCAACATACACATAGACATATTTATCAATTCTATAGTATTAGCAAATTCCAATATCCGCATCAACCTTCTTGATAACAAAAACAATCAACTTCGGAGACAAATAATAGAAGAGATACTTGGAATTAACAACTTCTCTGACTATCTAACTATTACAAAGGATAAGTTAAAAGATTCTGAAGCTGCACAAAAAATATTATTAGACAAGATTAGTAATACAAATGATCAAATAAAAAGCTATAATGATAAAATAGCAGAAATGAAAACTGATAGACAAAAATTTGAGAAAAATCAGGAACTAGAGAAAATTGAATTTGATACAGATAAGAGCACAAAGATAAACAATCTTCTAATAGAAATAAAAGAACTTAAGGATGTTGATGTTAAATACAACCTAGAAATATATAAAAAGATAACAGAGTCAAAATCATTAATCGCAAAGATAAATGGCACCATTTCAAATACTAAAAAAACAATCTACGAACTTGAAGATAAGGAGTCTAAGATAGAGCATGAAATAAATGAGCACAAAAAATTTATTGATAAACCTTGTCCAAAGTGTGGCAGTAAATTAGATCCTAATGAATTAAAAACACTTATAAACAATTTAGAATTAGAAAAAATAAGCATAGAAGCAGATATGGCAATTAAATTAGATGAGAATGCAAGAAAACAAACAGATATAGATGAAATAAAAAATTCATTAGCTGAATTAAAGCCAACATATGATGAATCTGATCTGCTTACGATAGATGCTGATACTAAGAGAATAGAAGAAAAAATTGAAGCAATAAGGAGTGAAGAATTTAAACCAACAAAATTCCAAGAAGTAAACTTTGAATTAGATGTAGAAACGCTTAACAATAACATAAAAATTAATAATGAGAAAATAGAAGAAATATCTAAGGAGCTACCATATCTAGAATTCTGGAAACAAGGATTCGGCAATGATGGTCTCAAGATTTATATATTAGATAATATGATCAAATATCTTAATAAAAAGGTAGACTTCTATCTTAATATACTATCTAAAGGAGCTATTAAGCTAGAATTCGATAAGTACCTAGACTTTAAAATATCAGGATTAAACTATCGAAATTGTTCTAGTGGCGAAAGGAAGAGAGTAGATTTAGCAGTACTTATTGCTTTATATGATCTTACCACACTTAGATATAAGAGTTGTTATAATATATTAGTATTAGATGAGGTATTAGATTCTATAGATGAAATTGGTATTGAAGCTGTAAAGGATTTATTATTAGAATTAAATAATAGGATTCCAACAATTATAGTAGTAAGCCATAACAATCAATTGTCTGAATATTTTCCGAATACAGTAACAGTAATTAAAGAAGCTGGAATCAGTATTCTAGCATAGGAGGCAATAAAATGAGTACAGAAATGGCAGTATTCAAATTAATCGCGACAGCTTGCTTATTCATGAGTGTGATACAAGGAACAGAATTTCATTGTCAGCCATTCTGGCAAGAAATACTTGCTTTCATAGTACCAAATTCGATAATATTGATTGCAATATGGATATAATGAAAATAGTATTTATATCAGGCGGATTTGATCCTATTCATGTTGGGCATATAAGATATATTAATGAAGCAAGGAAGCTTGGAGACAGGCTAATAGCAATATTAAATAGCGATAAGTTCTTAAATGACAAAAAAGGTTATATTTTTATGCCATATAGCGAAAGAAAAGAAATATTGATAAACATTAGAAATGTTGATCTTGTTATTCCGTGCATTGATGAAGATTTGACTATATGTAAAACATTATCTTTACTTAGGTTAAATCCTAAACTTAATGATTGTGAATTAATATTTGCTAAGGGTGGAGACAGAACAATTGATAATATACCTGAAGCAGCTATTTGTAATAAGCATAATATAAAAATGGTATTCGGAGTAGGCGGTGATAAAGTACAATCTAGTTCGTCACTTGTAAAGGAGGTGAAATGCTTTCAGAAAAGTCCAGAGATATTCTAATTAAAATAAACAACTATCTGCCAGAGTGGGCAGAATTCAATGTAAAACAATATGACAGAATATTCCAAGCGAATATAATAATTGAAAGTCAATATTTCAAAATTTTCAAAATATCAACAGAAAGCACCTGTTTAGAGGATGCCCTGGATCAGATATTAAGGATGCTTGAAATATATTATGTATATAAGGAAGATGAATCTCCAGAGATAAATCAACTTATAGAGGAACTCAAGACAGATAAAATAATAATATAATCGTTTACAAGAGTACACAAATGTGATATAATAGCATTATGATCGAATATAGCAAGGATATAATAGCAACTCGTTCTAGTCTAAAAGATAGTGGAATAACGACCACTCGGGGTTATGACTACAAGCTATATATCCTTGTTTTGTTATTTACATTTATATGTGGTGTAACACATGCTGCTGATGTTCCAGAGACTAAATGGAAAATTACAGCATACTGTGCATGTAAAAAGTGTTGTGGCCCACTTGCAAAAGGAATTACAGCATCACAGAAAAAGGTAAAACCGGGAATGGTTGCTTGTAATTGGCTGAAGTTTGGAACAAGAGTTAATATTATAGGGCTTGGTATTTTCACTGTAGAAGACCGCGGTGCCAAGTCCTTATTTGGTGATAAAAATAATCATATAAAGCATATAGATGTATACCTGCCTGATCACAGCGCAGCAGTAAACTTCGGTATCAAATGGAAAGAAGTTCAAATATACTGAAAAAAAACGATTTGTTTGCTATTGATTATCATATCTGGTAAATTTTGTTTACAAACAAGAAGTCGTGTAGTATAATGTAGTTAACCAAGGAGGTGCAATATGGGTAAGAGATATTCGGCAGAGGAAACAAAGCTAATTGTAGAATTAGCTAAGCAGGGGAAGAGTGTAAAGGAAGTAATTGATATAGTGCAGCAGAAGTTTGGCGTAGTTCGTTCAGAACTTGCAATAAAAGGCCATATTAAAGCTTTTGCAGGAGTTACTGCTAAACAGGCAGCTAAACAGCCCGTAGCAGTTTAAGTTTTAAGAAAGGATTTATGAAAGAGGGTAATACTCTAATCCTGTCTGGCCACAGGAATAGATAAAGTATTACCCTCTTTTAATCTGTATGTTAATTATCATGGATGGTTGCGACAATACAGGAAAAAGCTCTATTGCTCAAGCACTATCTAAAGCGATTGGTTGTCCATATCTAAAATTCAGCAATGTTTCAAAAGATAATATCAACAAAGACATATTATCTAAAATTAATATTAATTCTAGTATATATGGCCTATCTATCCTAAACTCTTTAGGAAATCCAAATATCATTATAGATCGTCAATATCCTTCAGAATATGCTTATGGAAAAATATTCAGGAATACCACATTTCAGGATATAGGATTTATAGATAGCTATCTTTCTGAAAATTTTAAACAACATTTGATAATAATCACAGAAAAATCTATTAATACACAGAAAGAGAATGACTTTGTTCTTTGTGAACATTATGACAAATTAAAAGAAGCTTATAGAGACTTTGCAAAGAGAACGAGTGCTAAGTGTATAATATTAGATACTACAGATCAGGATCTTTATAGACAACTTGAAAAGATATTTTGGCACTTAGACGAACAACGATTTGTCCGGAAAATAATGGGTCCGAATGGATATTTTGTTGAGAGAAAGACGAAATAGGTGAATCTAGAGCTGTTCTATTATAATCAATCAATATATAATAATGACATATATGAATCATATAATAGACTAAGTAAGAATATAATGCCAGGGTTTTTTAATGGTAATAAGATATTGTTTATAGGTCAGAATCCAGGCCAACCAAGTAAAACAGACATCCACCAAGATCAAAAAATGTTATTCGAAAATCATCAACTCAATTATTTTGAAGGATTCTTGAGATGTAAAATAGGAATTTATATAAAGACAATATTAAAACAATTGGATCTTACAGTATTTGATATAGGCTTTACAAACATAGTTAAATATTCCACAATAAACAACATTCAACCTACAATAAATGAAGCTAATGCTATGGTACCTATATTAAGAAGACAGATTGAATTATTTAAACCAGAGAAGACTATAGCTATAGGCGCTTTTGCTGGCAATATACTTTCAGAAAATAACATAGAACATAAAACAATTAAACATCCAGCAAGTCATAATTACAGTTTCTTTAAAATAGCTGGAGATGTAAAAATAATAGGAGAATAAAATGAATTGGTTAATTTACATTTCAGGTTGGTTTATTGGTTGGGCAGTATGGAATGGCCTTATTAATTATACATCAAAAGATAAGAAGGAAGAGAATGCTGTTACTATAGTTAAGCTTACAATTTGGACTATGATGTGGATATGGGTTTGTTGGAGATTTATTAAATGACTCATGCTCAATTAATGTATTATGTATGGTGTCTTAAATTCGGCTATGATATTGGTTCATGTGAAAGTCATGCAAAATATCAAAAATGGGTAAAAGAAGATACTATTCAGCACGTAGGTGATTGTACTTCAGATCCTTGCCCATGCGAAAGATGTGTATTACAAGACATTGAAAAAGATGCACAAAATATACTTAATGATATTCAGCGAGAACCATATGGTTGGTGCGGTGGTATATGTTTAATAGATTGTAAGTTTGATACTGCATGCCCATATCATAGTAATTGTATTGGTGATCCTTGTGCTCCAGCAATAAATATTTGTGAAAATCCTGATCATAAAGATGGTGACAAGCTTAAGAATTGTAGATGTGCAGATAAATATAAAAATCATGGGGGTTCGTGATATACCTATCAAAACAAGGCCGAGTTGAGATAGCAGAAAAATGCGAATATTAATTGACGCACGATAAAGCAGCCCCCGCCTATTTAAAGGACTATATGGATAAACTTGAAAGATATAGTGAACTAATAGCTAAACAATATGAAGATTGTACGCCTATAAGTGGGCAAATAAATATAACTAATCGTTGTGTAAATCGTTGTGTATATTGTCTAAAGCATACATTTCCTCAGGTAGATTTAGAATTTGCTAAAATTGAAGACATAATAAATGACTGCTATGTAATGGGGATAAAGAGTATAATTATAAGCGGCGGAGAACCTCTATTAAGAGATGATATATACGATATCCTGAAAATGATAAATAGCTACGGAATGTCTATATCACTTATTACAAGTCTAGCTGTAAAGCGTGATTGGAGCAGGATATTAGAAAACGTAACCCGGATCAATATTTCATATGATGCAGATAACGAGGATGTGTATAAGCACACCCGGGGAATAGGGGAGCTTCACCAGGTTAAGGCCGGTTTGAGTGAAATAAGTAGTATGATTAAGTCATATAGTGCCCAATTCAATATATGGACAGTGCTTTCTAAAATGAATGAGGATAACATAGACGATATTAAGAAGTATATTTCAAGCCTGAATGTAACGAAACATACGATCTACGGAGTAAAAACATGGGATAAATTAAAGGCTGAAAAGCATATAGTTAAAGGAACTGCAGGGTGGGTGGATAAGTGTTGGTATACATTTATTAACTTCATAATAGATGCTACAGGAAATGTTATGACGTGCTGCAAGCTTCTTCATGATAATAGCGATTATAAGACTATCAATAAAGATTTTATTCTTGGCAATGTAAATGAAGAACGACTTTACAATATTTGGAATAGTGATATTAGCAAGGCTAAGAGATTGAATATATTTAATAATAGAAGTATAGAATGTGCCGACTGTGATAGAGGCATTAAAATAAATGAAGAACTTTGCAATTATATTAAGAATAGGGATATCACAAATAAGGAGATTTTTCTATGAAATTTCTTTTAATACCGCAGCTAAGCTTTAGAAATGCTAAAGGCGAATTAGATCCTGTAAAAGATTCTAATTATGTAGTTAATATTAATCTTATGAAAGCTTTAAAATATGAAGGTCATGAATGTGAGCTTATTCTCCCTGGCGAATATGATATTTTCGTGAACAATCCTTTCTACAGCAGATTTGTTTTTAATTTTGAGGAAGCAGAAAGACTTATTAGAGACAAAAACCCTGATGTAGTTTTTGAACATGAGCCTACAAAAGTAATGTGCTGGAATGCTTTAAAATTTAATAAGAAGCTTAACTTTAAGATATATACATACAATCATTGGCTTGATACAGTACTGGATAGAAAAATTCCTTGTGATTATTTAACATACATGTATCGTCAGTTTGAAGGTCATCTCTATGCAGATAAGAGTGGTTTTAATACAAATTTTGCAGTAGATCTATTTTTAAATAATGCAAAGCAATTGTTTATAACAGATTTTGATAAGCTTGCAGACAAACTATATAAGCTTCCTCCTTTTGTGGATATTGAAGAAATGGAAGAGCACATAAATAATAAGAAGGAAGATTTTATCATATTCAATCATAGGTTAAGTACACTCGAATATTATAATACTCAAGTTAATAATCTTATATGGCTATTAAGTACAAGTAGATTTTTACAATCTAAAAAGATAATATTCACAAACCCTACTGCAAAAGATTCGGAATCGATAACAAATCAGCTTGACGCAATGGGAATGAAATATGAATTCGTAAGTTTAGACAAAAGAAGAGATTATATAAAATTATGTTCTAAAGCAAGTTTGGGATTCTGCTTATTTGAACATCCTGGGATGTGGACTATATCAGCATTAGAGGTTGGATATTATGCTCCAGTTATTGGATTATTCCATTCTGGATATGCAGAATGTTTAGATAAAAGATATTCATTTAAAACAATGGAAGAATTAATTGCTGCAGATATTCCAAAAATCTATAATGAAGGTGAAAGCAATAGAGCGTTCATAAAGACACTCGATTATAAATCAAATCAATACCTACGATTATTCTTGGAAAGCTAATGGAAACATTAGAGCAGATATTAGACAAATGGTCAAACAAGAAAATAGTATACTCAACAAAAAAAGAGAAAACTAAAGATCTTGCTAGCACTATTAGAAAATGGATGAGAAAGAAGATAAAATATTTATTCCCAAATTTCATTGCTACACTAAGTGCAGACGATGTCAGAAAAATAATGGAGGTTGATTAGAATGGAATGGGTCAGCCTCCGGATCGCCCGCAAATATGGCGGCGGTCCCGTTGCCATTCATATAAAGTTCTTGGAATAAAAGGTGCACAATTTGGTAAATTTGGTAAAGATCATCAGCGTTCAATTCCAGTGAATAAATATAGTATAGATGGAAAATTATTAGAAAAATATGAAGGAATTAGAGACGCAGCAAGAAAAACAGGAATATGCGCAAGCACAATTAGCAGTCGTTGTGATAAAAATATTATTTGCCATGGTTTTATATGGAAGAAAGCGAAGAAATAATGGAAAAAAAGAATTGGGTTTCATGCCACAACCATACAATGTATAGTTTATTGGATGGTTGTGGCAGAATAACAGATTTTGTCAAATATGCAAAAGAATGTGGGTTCAATAGCTTATCCATAACCGATCATGGAACGTGTGCAGGGTTTCTAGACTTTCAGGCATTATGCTTAGAGGCTAAGATAAAGCCTATATTCGGCTTAGAGATATACATAGCTCCTTTTGAAATGACTCTAAAGGGAATATCTGAAGAAGAAGACTTCAATAAGGCTGATAGAAAAGAGGAAATAAAATCACGATCAAGAAATAATCATTTAATACTATTAGCAAAAGATAGCAGTGGTATAAAATCATTATACAATATCATTACAGCGGCTAATATGATTGGTTTTTATAGAAGACCAAGAATTGATTATGATTTCTTATCTAAGAACTCTGCTGGCTTAATATGCACAACAGCATGCCTCGGTTCAAGACTCTGCAACTTTATCCTAGATAATAATGAAAGCAAAATAGAACAAGAAATAAGCTTTTTAAAGGGATTATTTAAAGAAGATCTATACTTAGAGCTTCAGGCAAATGCCATGCCGGAACAAAAAGCTGTAAATAAAAAGCTTATAGAACTATCAAAAAAACATAATATAAAAACAATAATAACAAATGATGTTCATTACATCAATAAGGATTATAAAAAAGCACATGAAGTATTGATCAAGGTTAATTCAGATAGCGATTGGGAATTTTCGGCTTCAGACCTATATTTAATGAACTATGATGATTTCTTTAAACATGTAAAATCAAATCATGATTATATAGTGGATAATATTATTAAAGTATCATTAAAGAATACTAATGAAATAGCAGAAAAATGTAATGCGTCTATTGATGTAAAGTCTAAGAAGGAACCAAAATATATAAATACGAAGAATATAGAAAATCATGACTTCTTATCAGAGTTAATAGTAAAAGGCATATATTCTAGAGGAATAGATAAACTTCCAACAAATGTAAATTCCTTTCATGAAACATATAAGATAAAAAAGTTCAAAATCAATAATCCTTATATTGCAAATATGAGAGAGTTTTATCTTAATAGACTAAAATATGAATTTCAGATAATTAAGGATAAGGGGTATATTGATTATTTTCTTATAGTTTGGGACTTTATAAACTATGCAAAAAGAAATGATGTTCTTGTAGGCCCAGGTCGTGGTTCAGTAGGTGGCAGTGTGCTAGCATGGATCATAGGATTAATAGAATTAGATCCAATAGAATACAAACTTAGCTTTGAAAGATTTCTAAATCCAGCAAGAGCGAAAAGCCCAGATATCGATACTGATATAGAAGATACAAAGAGAGATTTTGTAAGACAATATCTTGCTGATAAATGGGGTGAAAATTGTATAGCTCCTATTGTAGCATATTCGAGATATTCTGCAAATAGTTTATTCAGAGATATATGCAAACTTTATAAATATGATTTTATGGTATATAATGAAATAGCAAAAACTATAGAAACAGGAACTGCTGAATTAAGAAAGCTTAGATCATTTAAAGAGAACTTAGAAATAAATGAGAAGTTGAAAGATTTTATAGATAGTAAGGGAGCAGATGGCGTAGAGATAACAGAATTGATAGCAAGAATGGAAGGTCAAATCAAGAATACTTCAATAGCTGCAGCTGGCACGATCATATCAAATCAGCCACTTCAAGAAATATTGCCATTAAGAAGAGCTAAAGATAAAGCAATAGTTACAGAATGGGAAGGATCAAAATTAATTGCTAGTGGATTCTTAAAAATGGATTTGCTTGGATTAAAAACATTAACTTACTTAAAAGAATGTCTTAAGATGATAAATAAAGACATTAATTGGCTTTATGACTTGCCAACAGATGATCCTGCTGTATATGAATACTTTCATCAAGGGAAAACATCAGCAATATTCCAGTTTGAAGGTCCATCAATTACGGGAATAGTTAAGAAGGTAAAGCCTAATTCGGTAGAAGATATAGCTATATGTTCAGCACTTCATAGACCTGGTCCTATTACTCATGGCATTCTTTCAGATTATATTGAAAGACGAAGTGGCGATAGAGAAATAACATATATACATCCTATAACAAAAGATATACTTTCTGATACACTTGGTGTTATAATATATCAAGAACAGATTATTGAACTGTTCAACAAGCTAGGCCTAGATTATGGAGAAGCAGACATATTACGCAGAACACTAGATGAGGGTGGAAATATTGATAAGTATTATACAAAGATAAAGGAATTAAAGGTATTACCAGAATATGAATTGGATAAGCTAATAAAAGATATTCAAGATAGGTCAGGCTACAGCTTCAACAAATCTCATGCAATAGAATATGCTATAGTGTCATATTGGGAAATGTATATGAAGGTTTATTATCCATTAGAGTTCTGTCTAGCAAATTTAAATGAAAATCTTAGATCTTATGGTAGAGAAGATGAAAATAAGATACATAATAATATAAGAATGTATGAAGATGAACTCCAGAAACGAATCTATTATGGCAATATAAATGATTTTACAACACGATTTGAAATAGTACATAATACTATTGGTTTTGGGTATGCATGTATAAAATATTTGAATGAAGAAAATCTTGGCAAAGCGATAGCTTTGCGCCCATTCACTTCTGTAGAAGATTTTTTAAGACGTGGTAAAAAAGTAATAAAAAAGAATGTAGTTGAAATTATTATTGAATTAGGATTATTAGATGATATAAAATTATTAGAAAAATCAGAAATAAAATTAAATAGATCACAATTATTCAAATATTTAGATCTTTTTCAGAAGTATTCAGACAAGACACAGAAGCAACTAAAGATTGATCCAATTTTAAAGGGTGATATTAATAATATATTTACTATAGAATTTATTAATAAGGAAAAGGTATTAGACATTACTGAAAATAAAGGCGACATAATACAGCGTGAATCTGACTTAGAGTTTCAAAAAACGATAATGGAGTTACTGAGAAGCTTTAAGACACAAGGAACTGAAAAGCTTATTGAAGGATATATAAACTCTCAGATGTCTAATCCTTATAAAAGGAAAGGCAAACCAATAGGTGATATTTTCATAGTTTATGTTATAGAGATTGAAGTAGTTAAAAAAACATTTAAGAATGGCAAAGAAGGAGCAATGTGCACATTATACTTTATAGATAAGAATAATGACTCCCATCAAGGATTAATGTTTACAAATACGAAAGACATAAAAGAAAATGATATAATACTTGTTGAACTTGAAAAATCAGAAAGGAAAAGAAAGTTAGTATTAGGACATATTAACTTAAATTTGTATGAATAAATTTCCTATAGGCATGCTGGTATCAAGTTGCCCATATTGTAAGAATTCTTTTATGCCAGGCGTTGGGGAAATAATAGCTATATCAAATAAAGGTCAATACATCTGTGAACATAATGATATTCTATATAGGTTCGATGAAGATGAGATATATGAATTTGAACCATATTAAAAGGATTAAAAAATGAGAATAGATTCTGATGTAATGATGATGAAGATTTGTGATATTATAGCATTAAGATCACATTGTCTTAAAAATAAAGTTGGTTCAGTTATAGTACGAGATGGTAGAATAATATCAATGGGATTTAATGGAATGCTACCTGGAATGCATAATTGTGAAAATATCATAGACTGTCCTAGACGCAACATTGTATCAGGTACAAACTATGAAATCGGTGACTGCCAACATGCGGAAACAAATGCTATTCTATTCTCAGCTAGATACGGAATAGTAACTAAAGGTGCAAGCCTATATGTTAATTGTTCCATATGTAGATTATGTGCTAGAAACATAGTATCCGCTGGAATATCAAAAGTTTATTATACCTCAGTTAAAAACTATTATAATGGAATAGAACTGCTAAAAGAAATGCGTGGTATTGATATAGTTGATATGAAAGAAAGGATGGAAAAAAGTGTCTGATAAAAAGTCAATGAAAGAAGTGGAAAAGTATAGACAAGAAATTTTGAATAAAACTGATATAGGTCATAAGCTTGAAGATATTATGAGCAGACAGAAAGAGTTTGGCGGCAAATTTTGTAAGTTTGGTAAACTATCTCTTGAAGAAAAACAGGTGTGGACAAAAGAATTTATTCTATGTTGCATGGATGAATTATCAGAAGTACTAAATCACATGTCATGGAAACATTGGAAGAAACCAGAACCTGTAGATGCAATAGAATTAAAATATGAACTTGTAGACTTACTACATTTTTTAATTAGTATGATGCTCGTATGGGATATGGATGCCAAGGAAGTGTACTCAATGTACGTAGCTAAAAATAAAGAAAATCACGACAGACAAAAGAGGGGGTATTAAATGTCAACAAAACAGTTAAATATAAATCAGCATATACCACTTCATGAGTTATATCCTAATAACTGTTGCTTGTGTAGAGCTGAGGCAAAGATAAAAGAATTAGAAGATAAAATTATGCAGTTAATGGCAGTTCCATGCGGCCTAATAGGAGGAAATATGAATGTTCATGAAGAGTCTTTTAGAAAGATACTTAAAGATGTAGCTGATACTGGAGTAGAGGTTGCACCAAGAGGATGTAAAGTTAAAGAGATATGCAACTATAACTACACATTACCGCCATACGTCCGCTTTGTAAACTTTAAATCTAGGAAGCTATCTCTATCATATATCAAAAAAGAATTCATCTGGTATCTCCGAGGTGATAAGTACGACACATCTATATGCAATCATGCATCATTGTGGAAGACACTAATAAATAGAGATGGATCTATCAATTCAAATTACGGTCAATATATCTTCGGAACAATGAACCAGTTTGATAATGTTGTAGATATACTAAGTGAAGATAAGGATTCAAGAAGAGCTTCTATAATGATATTAGGAGCTCATCATCTATTAACCAAGACTAAAGATTATCCTTGCACCTATTGTATCAACTTCAGGATCAGGAATAATGAATTGGCCATGACTGTTAGAATGAGAAGTATGGATGCTATATTTGGCATGGGTAATGATGCTCCTACGTTCTCATTTATACATGAAATGATGTATGTTACATTAAAAGTCTTATATCCTGATCTTAAATATGGAAATTATTATCATTCTGCTGATTCATTCCATGTTTATGAAAAGCATTATGATATGCTTGATACTATAGCAAATCAGAATGATGAATATATCGAAGTTGATTGTCCAAAAATTAGCGACGTGCATGAAGTTCAAATGTTAAGGTCTCTCGATTATTCTAACATTCCTGAAAACTTTAAGTTTATAAAATGGCTTACGGGACAATAATCATTTACAAAAGTACACAAATGTGATATAATGAGAATATTAATTGCAGCATTATATATGTTTTTCTTTATGATTAAACCATGGAAAGGGAAATAATGAATAATACATATCTAGTTCAACGTCTTAAAAAACCGTATAAAACAGAAGGTAAGCTTCAAACTTTGCAGAATGCATTTGCTTTTGGCGGTGGACTTATAGATGGTGGTATTCCTGAAGAAGGAATGAAACTTTTAAAAGATATATTCAGATTTGATTATATGGGAGCTGCAGAGTTTGAATTTGGGTCTGTTCCTGAGGCCCTAGCTAAGATCGCAGAAAATTTTGAAAAGCTTATAGCTTTTACTGTACATATTCCTTTTGAATATAAAAGTTGGCATATAGATTCAATTATTAAAGGCATAAAACCAGTATATGTTATATGCGAGAAAGAAAATCGTGGTGAAGTAATTGAAAGAATAAAGAAATTTGCAAAGAAAGATCATAATAATACAAAAGAACGCGTTTGTTTAAATGAAAGCTTATCTAAAGAAAGCATAGAAGATAGTGTGGTTGGATGGTTAGAACTTAATAATGGATTCTTTTTCTTTTGTGATAAAGAAATGTTCAATAAGACATGTGAAATATTTGATGTTAATATTGAGGTATAAGTGTGATAATAAAAATATGGGAATGGTTCAAGAAAGAAGATTGGATAGTTATAGCGATACCAATAATTATCTTAGCGATTTCTTTGCTTCTATTTATTAAATTAATGTAACTGTAATTCTTCTTCGATTTCACGTTCCTCTGGCGAAAACATTTTAGATCTGCTTCTACTTCTTTCATATTCTAAATCCGTCAATTTTTTCAATTGCCAATTATTAAATATAGGATCTTCTTCTCTGGTTCTATATAACTCAAGACCAAGAGGAAAATAGCCCAATTTTGCATGTAATTCTACGAGTATATATGCTGCTGCGATAGGTAATCCAGGGAAATTGATACAGATTTTTTTATTTCCATCTAACAGGTTTTTAGGAATAGAATTTATAACATCTATTATTTGTATATATAGATTCTTAGAAAGATTTAGATTGACTTTTGCAATTTCTTCTATTACTATCGTCTTATATTTTGATTCTATTTCTTTTATGATGTTTTCATGCAATTTTCTGCCGAAATTGATAATATAAAGAGTTCTATTACCCTCCATATAATTAAACCACCTTTTATATAATTTTTATCCCGTTTTTTCTTCTTGCTTTTCTTTCGGTTCTTCAGACACTATCTCTTTTATAGATTCACCTTTTCTTATCTTTTCCAAATCAATCAACTTTTTTTGATGCTCTGAAATCTTTAGATACCGCTCTCTAAGTTCAATAGCATCATTCAGTACTTTTAATATAGCTTCTCCACAATCATCTACTTCAGATTTAGCAAGAACGTTGTTTATTTCTATGCTTACACTATTAGGTTCATTTTCATATATAAAGAAAGAAGCATGTATATTCTTACCTTCAGTATCTTTATCATCAACTACAAAATACCAAGCACCTATTTTTTCATGTCTTTCAGTTATATTAAAAAATTCTTCTGGAAAATAACGAACAATTATGCTAAATAACTTATTCTTCATAATTTTTTAATTGAGATGTTCTTAATAGACAATATCTTATCAAAGTTCGTACTGATATATTTCTTTACATCCTCTTCATCTGAATTAGTGACAGCATCAAATGCTATAAAAACATTAGCATCTTGCTTAGTTATTTGAACTTTGCCTTGAATTTTGCCATCAAGTGGGGCCAGATTAGCAGTTAATATTTCTTTGATTTGATCTTCGTCTGGTAATTCTTCTGCCCCAAGGTCTCCCTCTATTTTGATTTTATAGATGCTGCTTTTCGGGTAAGCCTTGATTTTGCTGAATCGATTGATGTTTATTGATCTTATTGGTTCATCTTTCAGATCTTCTAAACCTAACAAGATTAATAGCTGATTCCAGCTATCATCTGAATTCATATCAATTAATGTTTTTCCATCTTGAGTTCGAAGTTCATAATCGGTCAAAATGTAATTTTTTGATTTAGCTATTTCTTGAATTCTCCGCCAAACATCTTGCTGAATTTCAAAGAATTCTTGGAATGATCTAGCTTCGAATATTTTGTGTAATGTATTATAATATTTTGATTTCATTTCTTAGCCGCCTTTGCTGATAACTTAACCAAAGCATTTCTTAATGAACTTAATAGAGCCTGTTCTGTACTACTAATACCAGCAGCTTTCTTACTTGCTGGCGTTTGATAATGCGATTGTAATACTTTCTGATAACTTTTTGAACTGTCGAAAAATTTATTAACTATATCCTGTGTCTTTGAATCCTTAAGCTCTATAGCTCTCCATTTTTTTATAATATAAATTAATGGTGTTTTATATACTCTATAACTTCTAAGAACCGAGTTAAACCGTGCTTTCAAAAAATCATAAGCAAGATGCTGTTGCCCGGGTGGTATATAGCACATTAGCTTACGTAATTGTTCTGCTTCGGTTTTACTTATGTAATGAGAATTAAGTCCGTGTGTATATAAAGCATCGCTATAAAGAACAAATATAAGAGGGTTTGGATCTCTATGCCAATTGCCATATCTTTGCAGCACCAAGTCTCCAAATTCCAGCCTGCCAGCCACATTTTAACCTCTCCGTTTATATACGACCTTCAACAGCTACTCTATCTTCTTCAGCTTCCTTGACTTTCAAATCTTTATCTTTCTTCTCCTGCATCGTGTCCTTTACAAGGATATCGCATTCCTTGAAGAACTTAATACAGCGATTCTTACACTCGATTGCTAACTGTTCAACTGTAATTTTGTCATTTTGTGAAGCATATTGAACACTGAACGGCATGATTCTATACTTTGAATACTTGTTTATTTTGCTCATTACGGCAGCAAAATCATAAGATCCGTCCCACATCTGCTTTACATCACCTATCATTGTATTCACGATATCATTATAGAGTTCATTTTCTCTAATAATGACAAGAGCGCTAAGATGGTCGTTAAACCTTAAAAGCGCTCCAAAGTAAACGTTTTCGTTTCCAACAAAACCTACACCTAGTGCTGAGAATGCGAATTTCATCATTTTTATCTCCTTTTTTATTTTATTAACTACACTATTTTCATTATTATTGCTCGGCCTGTAACCGCTGAACTCCAAGTAATAGTTACATTATTAGCATCAGTAATTGCTATATTTTGGGGCCATATTATATTTCTTGGCGTACCATTATCTAAACATTGAACAAATACGTCTGTAGAACTTAATGCATGGTTAACAGTCCAGGTTGCTCCTGTATAATTATTAGCATATCCAAGGGTAGGAAAACCAGCTGAAGCATTATAGCTTTGACCAGTTGCAATAGAATTACCCCATCTCATCTGGAGAGGATTTTGATTGCCAAGACCAACATCCCTATGGGAACAAAGAACGAATATATTATCATTCTGAGGCAATGCAGTTCCTGCACATACTGTAATTCCAAGTGCAACACCATCATTTTCTGCATCTATTGTTACATAAGCAACATTATTTATTGGTATCGGAATTCCAACAGGATTTGCTGGTATTGTATTATAAGTAGCAGTTCCTCTATTTGAAGCTGCACCAGTGCTCCTACCAGCGAGCCAATTAATATATATTGGTTGCGTCCATGTCCACGTATGTGTAGGCCCGGCGCCAGCACTCCATGTAAGTACTCCACCGCCAACCATCCAATTATTACGATCACTATTAAATACAAATGGATCCTTTAAAAGATCTGCATGTACTATTGCCATTTTTATATTCTCCTATTAAACAGGTTGATAAACACTTACACCCACTAATTGAAATTTACCTGGGTGATTTGCTACTATACTATTATCTCTACTTAAGCTGCATATAATCATTCCATGTGTTGTAGCACTAGCTGTTAATATCGCCGCCGAAATTTGGAATACTGTACTTGTCCAGTTACTAAATGTTAGTCCAGTAGCAGGAGTAGCAATAGTTTCTGCACCACCTCCAGCATAACCTCCAGTCATCGGATCATTTTGATTAACTAATGCATAATTAAATGCAAGACCAACGCCATTTAATGAAGACGAAGACATACAAAAGTGAAGCTTAAAATATAAAATTTGATCCAATTTAAGATTTTTTGCTATAGGAAACTGAAAATAACATGTTGGTGTAGTTCCAGTATTCGATGGAAAATCAGCAGTACACGCACTATTTGCTGTACCATAATTAAATGGATTTGTCAAATCATTTGACATAAAATTAGGATCAACATATTGAGTAAAATATCCGCCTGTACCTGCCGCAATAGAAGTAGCAAGAGCCACATCTCTCATACGGAGATCTTGTCCCATTCTATCATCTATATCATAATATACAGGATCAGATATTTCTATAGCTCTTACTTTAGGAACTACTACACCAGAAGGACCACCAATTGTTTCAGTGTTCGTATTTACTGGTATTCCAGCCCAGAATACATTACTATCATTCATTTTTATTTTTCTCCTTTAATAGCATAAACATTTTTGATGCTTGTGCCTGTTTCATCTGTATCTATTTCATCAGAATATGCATATAATAGCTTATTTGCATCTTCATCTCTAATATCTAAAGTCAACTGTTCATCTGCTGTTAATATTCGCATATCTTCAACTTCTCTAATATCTATAGGCAAATCTTCTACATATTTTCCCCATCTATAATAAGAAGCATTTCTTAAAGAGGCTTTTTCAATACCAGATCTTTCTTTCATTGTTCTTGGCTGATCCTGATCAGAAGGCGTATTAGCTGTAGAAAGAATAGTCTCATCTATCTCAATTTCACCTTTAGCATTTGGCATTAAAATTGAAAGTATTGCTTTTAACTTCTCATTATCTGTATTACTATTAAGTAAACTCTTAATTGCATCAATTATATCTTCTTTTTTATGTCCTTCCTTAATCGGTGTTACATCTGTGTTATCAGTAGGTTCTCCAGAAGTAGCTAAGGTAGTTTCACCTACATCTCTTACTACAAGATCAACAAAATCTTCAGGATCTATATATTCCTCAGAAAAATATCTCTGTATAATATTATTTACTATATCTGTAGCTAATAATGGAAGATCATGAATTTTACCTTGATTTACTCTTTCAATAGAAGCTTTTATTTGAAGAAGTTCATTCATAGGAATCTTAACATAAACTGAAATATCTTTATCAGGAGATTCTCCCATGAATCTGCCAATATCCTCATTTAGAAGGAGATCATAAAAATCCTTCTCAATTATCTTAGGTTTATGGCCCTTAAGTATTTCATTTATGTCATTATATTCCTTATTGATGTCCATGATCTCTCCTAAGAAATTAATTGTTTAAGCTTCTCTTCTATATTTAGTTTATCTAAATCAGATTCCCATATTCTAAGAACTAAATATCCATCATAAGTATCATAGAATTATCGACCAATCAAATATAAGCCTGATTTCAACTGTTTTTGAAATAATAGGAAAATTCTTTACAGCAAATAATCCACTTGTAGGAACACCAAAAGGATTAATTAATGTTTCATTAAAGGTAAATAATCCTGCTTCTGAATATATCTGTGTTCCACTTGGGCCATTTCCTTCAGATGTATCTAGTACTGCTTGAAAAGTACCTTGAGATGTATTGTTTGTCATATCATCATAAAATATAACACTACCTATATTTTTTGTGATCAATGGATCATGCAAGGCTGTTTGAGTTTCATAAGTAGCTATCGGCAATCCAAAATTAGGATCTAAAGGATTTGAAATATGTCCTCCATCACCGAATGTCATTTTAGTAATAATACGATCTGATGGCACATCATTTCCTAACAATCTGATTGTATCTCTTTTTGCTATAAGAGTTATTGTATTAGGATCTTCATAATGGATCCAATTATTCCCAGTAATAACATTCTCTGCTCTTACTAAAAAATGGCCTCTTAAAGGAATAAATTTATCATTAAACTTCATTTTTAATCTCCTATCTCTACATAGGTAGAGCGTATGTTGTTTTCTATTAAAACTTTTTTAATGCTATCGATATTATTTTTATTATAAACTACAAGCTTTAAATCATTATCTTTTATATAGATGTTTGTATCAGGACCAAAACCTAAATTTGCAATTATAGATTTTATTTTTCTATAAATTATAATATCCTTAGCAGCATCGTGTATGATAATTTCTTTCATTAATCATTCCATACTGTTATTTCAAATACTTCACCCTTAGGAGATTTCATAACAGTTATCCAATGTGTTATTTCACCTTCACTATCCTTTATCGTATCAAATAACTTTCCATCTAATATTTTTGAATCTGGGAATGGTCTGCCCCATGGGTCTTTCTTCCAATGATTAAGTGATGAATCTTCTATACTCCATGATCCGTCACTATAATGCCAAGGCCCCCATTCTCCTTCATCAGCCTCATCTACAGACTGATAATAAGCCACATTACCAGGAGATGGAACCTGAGGAGGAATCTCACCAACACCCTCCTCTAGCTTATTAATAATATTAATAGCTTTGTCAAACAATTTCATTTCTTTACCTTTTTCTTCTTAGGCTGTAAAAACTTACGAATATCACCACAACAACAATCAATAGAACATTCACTCTTTATATCTTTCTTAACGAATCCCTTAACATATTCTATAAATTTCTTGAATATATACATGTTACATGCAATCTCCTTTATATATTTAGTAATTTTATACTGTTGTTACTTCCATATTAACAGAATCTGGTTCAATGGTTTGTCCACCCAGAATATATAAACTAGGCCTTACTTTTCTGGTAGTTCCAGGCGCAGATGATGCAGTAGATCCACCATAACCAGCTGTTAATGTTATATTATTATCATCTGGTACAACTAATACTTCTCCCCAGACAGCATCTCCTGGAAGTCTTATAAGATCACCAGGAGATACTTCAGTAAGGAATAATGAATTTATACCAGTAACAAATGGATTCGCGGTACCAAAACTTACAGTTCCTGTTAATCTTGTATCATACAACTGTCTCATCACTCTTACATCTGTTTCTGTACCGCTTAAACCAGTATAATTACCATCTAATATTAAATTAGTATTAGATGTAATATCAGCAATAAATGACCATTGACTATTTGTGCCAGTTGATAGCTTAATAAGATCACCTGTTTTTAAATCAGAAAGAAATGCTGTTCCAACTCCACCAACAATAGCAGATCCATGAATTATAGTAACAGATCCAGTTACTGATATGATTTGCATTACAGAACTTGATGCAGGATTATATAATAAATAGCAAGGAGAAGCTTTTGAATATAATTTATTAAATCCTAATACTGTATAAGCATTATTTGCTATATTGTCTAACAGGATAGCACCTTTTGAACCAGTTATTGTATCTATACCGACTTTAGCTAATAACCTAACAAAACCTATATTGGCACCATAAGGTATTCCCCAGCTTATTAAAATAGTCTTACCATAAACACCTGTTTCTGTTATAGTTGGATCTGAGAACATTTCATTCAACATTACATTATCAGCATCTATAACATAATCTATCTGATACCAAGTAGATCCACTATCATTCCTTATCCAGTCACCAGTGGAAACTGAATCGAAATTTCCAGTACCAATAGGCGCAGATACAGTCTTAGAATTTAAAGTCCAGGTAGCACTGTTTAATGTTCCATCTACGATAGATTGTTGACCAATTTGATAATTTATTTCATTTGCTATATAATCAGCATCTCTAAGCCCAGGCGTTAAAGTAATATTGTAAGTTGTATATGAAGCAACTAGCTTATCTGTTACAGCTTGCGCTGCGGGCCCTAAATAATTGCTTGTCAATAATAATATATCATTTGACGCTATAAATGCCACTTGGTACCATGTAGATCCAATTGATGAAGGCTTTATCCAATCACCGATAATTAATTCTGTTAAATAATTACCTCCACCAAGTTTGCTTACATCACCAGCATAATTAACATCAGCATATGGAATAGTTAATTGTAAGTGTTGATCATCTATTATTGCCAATATTTGATATACTGCATATGGAGTGGCGTAAGGAGTAGTTAAATTCATTGGCCTTATATAATCTAAAGGTACAAGATCAGTAGTAAAATATGTCTGATTGCTTCCAGGTCCAATATTGCCAACTACTATATCTGATCCATTTGTAAATGTAATTTCGCCTCTTATTGTCTGTGTTCCAAGCACTACTGTATCAGAATTGAAAAATGTTGAATCGCCTGTTAATTCTCTAACTCTCTGTGGAGTAACTTGTATTAAATTATTACTAACATTTATGATATATTCTTCATCATTTAAACCTATTATCTTAGGATATTCTCCCAAATCATAATGGAATATACAAGTTTCTCCAGTTTTAGTATCTGTATATTTAGTGCCATCATAATATATAATCATCCTGTTTTGAAATATTCCAGAATCAATAAAACTATAATCATAAACATAATGAGTATATATAGAAGAATCTAGTGCTGGTGCTGATGTAACAGTTGCTGTAGGCCCAGCATAAATACATTCTAATTGTACTGTAAAATCATCTATAACATTAATTACAATATACCACACATTATAAACTGGATCCTTAATATAATATCCTGCAACTAATTGAGTTAGATATATTGTTCCAATTCCAGTTACTATATCTGAACCATTTGTAAATATTGTATCTCCTAATAAATTATGAGTTGGATTATTAGAACCACCATATGAACTTATATAGCCATTATATAAAATTAACATATGATAAGGTAAACAAGGATTTGAATCATAATATATACCTAAACCATTGCAGAATAATATATCAACTTTCGCTGCATCACCAATGAAAGTTGCATCTGTATAAATATTTGACAATAAAAGATTATTATCATCTATTATATTTGCTATCTCATACCAAGCACTGCCAGGTGCAGGACGTATTTGATCTTTAACTAATAATTGAGTTGTAAAAAATGAACCTGTACCAGTAACAACCATGCTTCCAGTTGTAAAAGCTATTGATCCTGTAAGAACAGATGTACGTACAATTCCCCAATTATAATTAATAGTTCCGTTATATATTTTTTTGATGCAATTATTATAAAGAAGACAACATTGACAAGCACAAGATCCTGGCTGAAGGACGTCAGATGGTACCGCATTTACAGTAAGTAGATAATCTTCTCTACAATTTTTGAAGAAGGAGGGTTGATCTGGCTTCCATTCCCATGTATCTATAAAACCACTTGCGTATCTTATTGTTCTTAGCAATGCATGAAATGGTTTAACATTTGCTTTTACCTGAGTAACAATTTTTGCAACATCATCTGGCAATAGTATAAATGAACTATTAAATTCTATATCAAACCAATTTGACTTAGCACCAGTTTTATAATCAAATTCTTTTATGATATCTGGAGCTGTATAGTTCAGATAATCATAAATTATATTAATTTCGCCAGAAAGAATACTAAAATCTGTTGGATTTAATAATTCTATTGAGAGAAATTCAGTAGTTGCGTCATAAGCAGTATATGTCGCTGCATTATAAATACCTAAATCAAATCCCAATACTGTGTTTATCGAATTAGCGCCACTTACTATTTCTAATGTAGAAGATATACCATTTGTTTGATTTTCTATTATTATATGTCCTTCACCATCTCCATAAGCAATTGCACCTGATAAACTATTATTTAAGTTATTAATAATTACACCAGCTGTTTGATAACCTCCAGGACCGCCGCCAACCCAAATTGATTGTGTTATTCCACCATTAACTCTAATATATAATCTATTACCGGTTGCAGTATTAAATGGTTCTTTATTATAAGATTTAATAATAACTTTTCCTAAATTTACTGGTATTAAACTTAAACCATCATATTCAAAAGCACCAGAACCATTTTGTTTCAGCTCAGTCTTTAATACTTTAGCTTGTTTTATTCTACTAGTAGCACCAGCTCCACTAGCAGTTACAACCTCAGTTAATATTAATTGTGTATCAGAAGTTATGCTCTGAATTGTATACCAGGTAGTTCCAGTATTAAGCTTTATCCTGTCTCCAGCAATTAATTCTGCAAGAAATGCAGTAAGTGTACCATTAACTATTTGACTATTTGCAGTAAAAGCGCAACCGCCCGTTAATGGAGTTATTTCTTGTTGCCATATTCCAGCCTTAATTGTAGTATTTACTACAGGGGTATATACCAAATTGCCATTAACTACTGTCTGCACTAAACTGTTTATGGCATTAGTGTCTATGCCATTATTACCTTTAAAATATTGTATAGAATTGCTTGTAATATCTTCTTGCCATAATTCTGAAGCACTTAATATTTCTACTTTAGAATCTAATAGATTTCTGAATGTACTATCATACCATAGTTCTTTTATTGTAGCAGCAATAGCTAATGTTTTAAGATACTGCTGTATACCAAACATTGAACCTTTGAGCTTCTGCCAGGCCACAGCATTCTGTACTTGATTTCTTTTAAGTATAGGCTGTTGTAAAAAACTTGACACTCGCCCAAGATTCTCATCAAACTGGAAACCAAATAAATAACCAATATATGGAAGTTGACTAAGATCTACATTATTTATATCATATAAAAGATTCATTTCTTTTATTCTTGGCAAAAGTTCTAGATAAGCAGAAGATATTACATTTAATACAATTTGAAATTCATCTTCAGGTATTTCTTCTTTATATACATCAGGTATTTTCTTATATAAAAATGCTTTTATTTCATTCTGAATTACAGGTGTGCTGTCAGATGATCCTGTATTGCCAAGATATGGTTTAGTAAGAGTTAAAGTTATATCATTCTGTATAGACTTAACTGTAGTATAATACATATCTAAATCTGCAGGCAATGATGTGCCTACAAATCTAGGGCCTAATTTTATTAGATCGCCTGGAATCAATTGAGTAGTAAAGGAAGGCATAAAGCCTCTAGCATCTATAGTCCCTGTTACTATATTACTATTTGTTGAAAAACTAATTAATCCTTTAAGAGGTTCTTGTGCCATTTATGCCGCCTTATATTCAGCTGTCAAAGTAATAATGTCTCTAATCCAAACTTCATTCCAATTCGTTGCAATATCTCTTATTAGACCATTTCCAGATGTTAATTGTGAAATACCATTTTCAGTTATATCATTTATTTCTACATGATCTACACCATTAACAGCCTCTAATAGTTCATATATTTTTGATATATACATTGAGTCTCCAAAATTATTTAATGCCCCAGAAGTATATACATTTAGATAAGCTAATGCATTATTTCTAACAGTTTTAATATTATAAGATGGATTAACAACTATAAGAATATTAAATCCTATTAGCTTAATTGATCCATCCCAAATACCAATATTATCTGTTAAAACTTTAAATCTATTAATAAAATTAAGCAATGCACTTTTAAGCGCTGTGGAAGCTGTAGTTATTATATTACCAGCGCCGTTAGCTAACACATATATATCCACATAATTAGCTGCCATAGGTAATGCTCTACCTAATCCATTGCCTGATGTGCTATAATCTAGTCCAAGTGTATCATAAGCATTATTTGCAATATTCATTACTTCAAGCGCAGCTGATGGATTATGATAGTTTAATCCTGTTGCAAATTTGTTTCCACTAGATGCAAGTGGAGCTACTAAAATTGTAAAACCAAGTAGCAGATAAGCGCTATTTGATGCAGCATCCAAATAGAATATATCTGTTCCTGGATCATATTGTCTTACTGCAATCAATTCTATATGCCCATTTATTACCTCTGCTCTGAATTCATATAAATTTGTATTATTTCCTATATTAGTTTGTGCATTAATATCATCACAAATCTGTTGATAGGTTCTTATTCCAGTCGTAAGAGCAACTGTGAAAAGATCAAGATTATATTTTATGACCATGTTTCTAGTTAAATTATCAATTGTTACAGCAGCGTCTGTTTTTGTATTAGTAATCTTATAAATAGTAGCTGGATATGGAAAAGCAGAAAAATTAACAAGTGTTGGAGGTGTAAAAAATGCAGCTACTTTAGTATTAAAATCATCACACACCTGCTGAAGAGTTAAGTTTGTTCCAGTGGCAAGTGTAATGGTTCTATATGTATCATCTATACGGAGCTTTATTTTATTATTTGAGCTTGATATATCATAATTGCCTGTATTTCTGCCATAGGCGGCGAGATAAGGTCGTATAATAGACAATGCTTTAGCAATACTACCGCTTGTACCATTACCATAACCTAAGGCATAAACAGTATAGTCTTCTCCAGTTACAGTTCTTAATTGAGCAGCAAAGTTTTTTGGTGCTATTTTCTTACTATATTCTAAATTCTCCTGATCAGCACCACCAACAGCAGCTGTTGAATTATAAAACTTAAATGTTACAGGTAATTGATTTGAGGTGAGTGTCTGCACAGTATTCATTGTACCAAGTGATATATTACCAACAGCTCCTCCACCAATCCTATATTTAATATCAATTAAACCATTTGATGGTGGAATAGCTCCAAAAATACCATCTCCGAACACTACATTATATTGTGATTGATTTATTTGTCTTAATTCAAATGTATTAGTTTGACCATTCTCAAATGCAAAGTTAGTCGTTTGTCTCCATATAACACCATTGATATTTATAGTAACATCGTTTTCGTTTTCTATGATATTTGTATCAGGTAATGTTATAGTAAAATTTTGAGTAACATTAGAAGGTAATTTTATATTATTTAATACTGTTTTACCCTCATGTATATCAGCAGTGATATAACTACCAATTATGGAACCTGCTGGAAATATTACTGTAGATTCTCTGTCTATCGAAGACTTGAATACTTCATAGGTAAGAGGATTTCCAGAATTATCGGTAATGAATATTTCATAGGGTGCACTCGCTGTAGATATGATTACATCATTAGTTAATGCTGCACCAGTAAATAAACCAGGATCTCCATCCGTAAGAGTAATAGTAACTGTACCTACTGCAGGAGATGCGCTTGCTGGATAATAGTTAATATAACTTAACATCTGTAGAATAGCCTTTTGCGTTGATGCTGTTGCGAGATATGCTTCATTAACTAAGAAATCTGCTCTTAAGGCAAGAGTATCATTTATCCACGAAAGCAAATCAATAATCATTATACCAGCATTAGATTCAAAAAAATCGTTCTGGATATTAGGGTAATTTGCGCGTATAAACTGTACAATCCCTTGTTTTATCGTATCATAATCAAGCTGAGTATATTTGATTTTATCTAAAGGTGGTAGATTATTTAAACTTCCAAGTTCAATTGGTACCGGCATTTTTAATCTCCTCTAATTATTGGGTTATAGAAAATTCCAACACAGCTTGTTCATAAGTTACATCCTTCAATCGGTATGTAATTCTTATTCTCATTTCATTATCTTGTTGTTTAAATTGTATATCTATAATATTAGCAAGCGGTTCATATTTAGCTACTTGCTGAACTATTTTCTCTCTAATAACAGTTGCTAGTTGTTCATCATTCATTTCAAATAAATATCTTCTTAAGCCGACTCCAAAATCAGGAAGCATTATTCTTTCACCTGGGTTAGTAAGAAGTATCTGTTTCATGTTTTCTTTTACAAGCTTCTTATCTGCAGAAGTTGAAAAATAACCATTAATACTCTTTCCGAAGTTAAAGCCTATCCCAAAGTACTTAGGGTTCTGAACAACTGTTTGTGCCATAAATCTCCTATACTATGTTTGTTGTAGGACTTCCTGTTACCATTACTGCTCCACAACCTGCAACTGAACCAACCATTGCTGTAACTATTCCTTCAATACGCACACTTGTAATAGGTGAAGATACTATTGGTGTTATTCCGTGAAACGGTATTGGGCATGAATGCATTGCTCCTATGACTGCTGGCAATATAGTGTCTACATATACTCCTGTAATAGGTGTACTTATTATAGTACCACCATGATTTGAAGTATCGCCAACACGACATTGTGGTAGGCTCATATATTTATCCCAATTCTTTTTATAAAACTTAATGTACAATCTTTACAAGTATAATAATTTCTTCCACTTAATAATAAATAAGTCTTCCATACTATCTCAGGTTCAATATATAAACTTAGAAATACTTTTTCAATTTTTATTTTTTTACAACTATTACATTCTACCTTAAATATGTATATATGATCTTTCATTTATGTAGCTCCGATATTTATTAACGGTGCTTTCAAATGAACTTCAACAGCTGACCATATATGTATTGGAGTTGGAGCCATCCAAGAAGCACCTGTAGTTCCACCCTCTATACTAATAATAGGTGCCTTAAGCTTTACCATTACATCAGATGCTAGTACAGCCTTAAGGCCGCCGCCAACAATTACCTCTTTAGCTGCTGAAATAGCTACATTCTCATTACTATAAATATTAGCATTGCCATTAACTGTAATAGACCAATTAGTACCTACTGTCTCTATTCTATTTAGTGCGGTATTGCTATACTTGTTTCCAGATATAGTTTCTTTTTGATCTTTTGCAACAGTAGTAGTTTGAGCACCAGTCATAGTTTCTGACATATTGACGCAGGTTGTTGTTTTGTCTTTTGTTATCTTCTCACTCATATTATTATTAGAGAATATATTGATATTATTGTTAATAGTATCAATCCAGATGTAATTGTTATTTTTATCTCTTATTAGAATACACTCACCATCTTTCTCATCAACAAGGTGAACTAATGCTCCCTTCTTTGTTGTTAATCTTACACCCCTGTTATCTATTCCTTTTCCATTTTCTGCATACCCTGTATCGTCTATTTCTATAGCGCTTCCTTCAGGTGATTTCCAAATATAATTGCACGGAGCAGGATTTATAGCACCACTACTACTATCTGTTGCCAAATCTTGTGACAAATAACAACTATTAAGTTCTTCTTGATTTGGATCTGTATTTTGAGTAAGATTTTGTCCTAATACATCTAATGCTCTGCCAGGTGTTTGATTCATATATGGAAGAGGGCACTGTGGCCCATATACCTGAAGTACTTCTCCCCCTTCAGATTTCCCAAGTACCCAGTCAACTGTATCTTCTTGCAATGCTTTAGTTGCTTCTGCCTCTGTTATTGTTCCAGAAGTTACAGCAGTTGCTAAATTTGCACCTTTTAAAGCTGTGTCTAGACTTGAGCCGACTCCAGTCATAGCAGTTATTTGTCGTATACCTTGAGTAGCAGCTGCTTGTATACTTCCAATAATTTGTGCTTGTAATATTGGATTTACACTTGTAATAGCATCTTTTATTGGTTGGCCTAGGATTCCAGTTAGCGCATCGCTTGCTACAGAGTTTAATCCTTGTGATATTAAGCCTGGCATTCCTTTTATAGCACTATCTAATGATGTTAATTGGGTACTAACCATTGCAAATGCGGAATTTAATTGAGCCACTAAAGATACAACTTGAACTTTCCCTTGTATTATTAATGGTGTTACTGTATCAGTAGTGGTAGCAATAGCAATTGAGGTATCAACATCAGTGGAAAGACCAGATATGATTGCTGTTAATGGAGGACCAAGAACTGTGTCTATTGCTGTATTAAAATCAATGAAACATGCAGCTGGACCTAATATTTGGCCTACAAACCCTGGTATAATAGTCTTCATTGCCCCTAATGCAAAACCCTTAATAGCGTCTTGAGAAGCAGGAGTTAATTGACCCAACTGAAAAAATTGTTTAGAATCTCCAAAAGCTTTTGATGCTGGGATTAATATTGTATTAGCCAGTGCTCTATAATTAGCACCAGCTCCTATCGTAGTCGCTATTTCATTAAAAGAAGACTGACTCTTTAAAATCATCTTTCTGGATTGCCAAGCCCCAAGAATCACAGGATTTTTAAGATCTCCATCAAGAAAAGTAACCATTACATCAGATCCTATAGGTGGCATAGAGAAGAAACCATAACCATCTCCTCCGCCAAAAGGCATTAACATAGGAGCAAATAATACATCCTCAGCTGGCACATCCTCCTGATGTACACCTGTTATTTTTATTCCTATATTGCCAGAACGATATGGATCTTTAAGGGTTACTACCTTTGCAGAAATTACATCATGTGTATTTAAGAATTTAGCCCTATTCTTATCTAAATTCTTTTGTATTCCAGTGCCAACTGTAGATTCTACATTTGGGTGGTTGTAATATTTATCCATTTAAAACATTCTCCACCCAGCCAAACATACAAGCCATATTAGTTTAGCGGCTATGCTTAAAATATATACTAAACAAATTGTTAAAAATATATTTATCACTAAAAGCAAGCAACCTGTAATGAATTTCATTTTTATCCCCTTTAGTAAAGATAACGATTTATTGCATTTATCGAAGGTATTTTAAGTGAAGTATTAGCTAAAGGTTCAGTTAAAGTATCTTCGATATTATTTGCAATTGCTATTGCCCACCATAATCTTGTGTTATTATATATTCTATTGGCAATTAAATCTAATCTTCCTGACTCATTTTCTTGAACATTGTAATATGATTGTATGTCTGATTCTAAAAACTTAATATTACTAATCATTAATGGGAATGCTAGTGATCTATTGTTTAGAGTTATATCAATAACTTCCATATTTTTTCTATATCTAGAAGAACTATCATAATAGTTATTCATTTATTTTACTCCAATACTACCATTAGTAACAGAAATTGATGTTAGCGACTCTGGTGAATTAGCTATTTGGTATGTACCATTAGCAATAGGAATACTTTTGCTCTTACTAATTCCAGCATCTTTCGTATATACTGGATAATCTCTAATACTTTGATACGTATATTGAGTTCCGAATGGATACATAGTTTCTAAACTAATGGTTACTTTAGTCTCTAATGGAAATATATTATCTGATGTTATAGCAGTTTGTAATGCATCTATAAGATATCCTTTAACTCCCCAGTTAGTTGGTATCAAATCAGCTATTCTAGCAGCTGGATCTATATTTTGATTACCCAAATCTATATTGGCATTATGTTTTAATCCATCTGAGAATCTGGATTGAGATTGAGCTGCTATTCTTCTAGCAATTGCAGCTAAACCATTATCATTCCAGGGACCTTTATATTCAACGTTCAAATTTGTTAATATGCAAGGTATATTCTTATAAATATCTCCAAAAAATAATCTTAGAGTTGGTGGAGGAGTAAGTTTCGAAACAAATTGGTTAAATGGAATAAGGTCGACTGACATCAATTGATTTAGACCAGGATCAGATGGCGTATATGCTCCAGAAACATTGCTTATTTTTCCGCCATCAAATGGATACAAACAAGCTCGTAATTTATTTACATTATCTTTTATACCAGCCCATGAATTTATATTATTTATTAAAGAATCTTCTAGCCAATAGTAGCTAATAGTAAAATTTATTTTTGTAGCTTCTGAGTGAGTATACATTCTTATAGGTTCAAATCTACCTAATACAGATTCTGAAGCATAACTTGCTGCCTTACTTTCGGTTATGTTTTCAGGTGGTAGTTGAAAATTAATCTTTTCTATGCCACTATCAAAATCAACAACAACAAGAGAGAATATAGATTCAGGTATTGCTCCACCTATTATAGATTGCGCTCTTGAACTTAAATAATTATATGCATTAGCCATTTTTATGTACCTCCACTACTGGCGGCCTGCTGTGCGGCTTCTCGATTTAATCTCTCTGCTCTCTCTGCTCTGCTTTCATGTTTTATCACTTGTATAAGTCCTTGAGCAAGCTGATTTTGAGTAGGAACATTTTCAGACATTTTATTTATATCATCTGCAATTTGTTGCATTAATTCCTTATTTTTTCTATCTTCATCAGCTTTAACTGCTGTAGTTTCATCACTTATTTGTTTTATATTTGCTGTTGATGCTATTGTTTCTTCACCAGCGCCAAATCCACCCTTTGCCCAACCAGGCTTTCCTTCTTCCCAACCAATTCCAGTGGCTCCTAGCTTCTTCATAAAGCCACCACCTAACCAATTTGGAAGATGTTGAGATAATAAAAATAATCCTGCAATTCCGCCAATTATAAGGCCATAAGGTCCTAATGCACCCATCATTGACAAACTAACTAAAAACATTGCTATATCATTTAATGTAAAACTCTTTTTTGTAGCAATACCCACTACAGTCGTAGCAATACCAATAGCGCCAAATAGTTTGCCGGCCCAGCCTAATGCAACTCTCGCTGTATCACCCATATTTCTCATTAATCTCAAAGCAATATTTATATGCCTGCTAAGATTAACAAACCATGTAAAGACTCCTGCTCCAATCACTATAAATGCAAGAACCTTAATTGTATCAATTATTTCTTTCACCGCATCTTTATTACCACGAATCCACTTTGCAATCTCAATAAGCTTCTCTAAAAATTTTGTTACTGCAGGAACTATTTGATCTCTGATTATTGGTAATATTTCTGAAAGAAGAGCTATCCATTGTTTCCGTAATGGTTCTAAAACTTTACCCATATCCATATATAAATCTTGTAATTTTCTATCTGTATTTTGTTGATCAATTGCTTTCGCTATATTTTCAGCTCTCAACCCTAATATTTGTCTAAGCCATTTAGCTTGTGCATCGCTTATCTTTCCAGTCCACACCATAGTCTGCATCATTTGATCATTATCAACCCAGCCCAAATTTCGTATTCTATTTTGTAAATCTATTATGTCTTCTAGGCCAAACCCTCTTTGTAAGTGCTTCTGTAAAACATTTAAATCATACCCTAATAATGAAAATATATTGCCTTCTTTGCTAAACAATTTTCTTGGATCCATAAGAGATGATATTATCTCGCTTATAGATTCACCCTCGATACCTAAATGAGTTAATACTCCAGCAAGTTTACCGACACTAAGAACATTCTTGTCTGTTGCATTTCCAAATATATATAATAAATCTGCTGCCTTCTGAGTTATTTTCATAACATTTTCAAATTCTTTTGTAGATAGGGATAAAGACGTTCTTAATGATGCTAATTGTTGTAATAATTTATCTGAACTATACCCAATTCTGTTTAATTCAGTTACAAACTCTGCAGCAGTTTCAGCAGATACACCAGTTACTGCAGAAAACTGAAAAAGAGTTGCTGATAATGATGCCAATTCACCTTTTCTATCTTTAAAGCCTGCTTCCATTAGTGTTTTTGCCATATGGGCTGTCTGATCAGCCATTATACCAGCACGCTTAGATGCTTCGTATATTTGAGCATTAAATTCTTTTATTTGTATTTTACTCATGCCATATCTTTGACCCATTATTGCAATATTTTCATCCATTACAACTATCATTTTAACAAGTCTTGCTAGTAAGAGTATAGTTCCTAGAAATGCAACTTGTCCTATAGCAATTAGCGCTTTGTTAAAGTTCTTAAATAAATCTGAAACTATATGTATTGCAGATCCAAGAAGACCAAATTCACCTTTCAATTTATTGATAAGCCCAGGTATTGCTTCTTGTATACGCAATTGTATATTTAATGAATGATCCGCAGGTCCTGTTGTTGCCATATTATTCCTCTATAGCCGCTACATCTTGCTGAAATTTTGTAATATTTATATTACTTCCAGTCGCATTATTAGAATTTGGATTATTAACCGTTACTTGAAATACTTTTTCTAAATCACCTGTTACACCAGTTGTGGCGCTAAGCATAGTAGTTCCAACATCATTAGTACTTCTACTTAGATTAGGATTAGTATTATTAAAAATTAAATTTGTTGTATTATTAAATTGTATTGGTTGCCCAATATCAATATTATTAGTTGTATTTCCTGGCTCTGTAACTACGCCATTATTAACAAGCTGCCATCCTGCCACTTGCATTTCTGTTACAAAAAATGAATCAGAATTGAGTTGATGAGAATATGATTGCATTAGATAATAACCTGTTAAAAATCTATTAAGTGTTCCATTCGGATTAAAATATTTTAAATATAAGAAAGAACTATTGCAAAGATCAATTGATAATGCTATATCTCCAACTGTTCTTAATGTCAATACCATGCCTTGTTTATTATAAACAACATCAAATGCAGCCTGCTTATTAACCTCATTAAATAAATCACATATTTTCACTCTTGTTACTTGTTTTATTAATTTTAAGCTGGATGCTTCTGGATTAATTGTGGACTGAAAGCGTTCATTGATATGATTTTCCACATTTTTCATAAAAAAATTAAATTGTTTGCCTTTAATATAATTTTTAGCACCTGACAATGAACAATCTTGTCGTTTATTCGCTGCCTGGTAAATATCAGAAATTGTTGCAGTTGGGGGTAAGTCCAACATTTCTCTTAAATAATCATAAAATTCTTTCTCAGCATTTCTACTACCTACTATAACTTCATTCGCAGCGTGCGCATTAAAAATACCAACTGTACTGCTTGCAGTTCCAGACTGAAATGGAGATTTAACTTCAATAGCACTATTTGTAATTTGTTGTTGTAATACAGGTTTACTTCTTATTGCTTTAACAGTTTGGCTTACAGCTATTGGTGTTTGTGCTTGTTGATCAACCTTAATAGCTAGCGCTGATTTTGCTGTATTGCCAAATGCTATATTATACAAATCAAATAATTTATTAAGTGGCTGTCCACAATGTTCATTATATGTATCATAAAACTTTCTTTGAGATACTCTTGGCAACGAATTATCTTCTTGTAAAATTGATGTTAAAAGAAACCCCAAAGTGCTGTCCTTTCCATTTACCCCGAGCAACTCACCTTCATCATCACCCTTAGCAAAGTGTGAATATACTCCTAAAAATTTTTTTCCTCTAAGATTCAAATCCATCGACGACTGAATAATTATATTTTGTATATCTGCTTCAATAATATTAGGTTCTTCTGTAACAACCAAAATTTTCCAGTCTTTATATTCCCTTGCTGAGACAGAACTCCACTGCTGCATAATTTTTTGAATAGATTGAGAAAGCATCTGTTTTTCTCTATCAGACTTTGCTATATCAACATTTTTTATTGTACTTATAATTTGGAAACCTTCTGCCATTATTTCATTAGAGTTTGGAATAGATGATATTGCATTCTGATTACCTTGAGATAATAATTGATCAATTGATAAATTATCAGCCTGTTGATCATTTGTTAGATTAGTACTTGTTTTTGCTTGAAGTGGTTTAGCGTCTGTATATAAAGCGCCAGTTGCTGCCATATTCCATGTTTTCATATCTTTTCCAGATCCACTTGAAGATATTTGTCCATCTACTTGCCCAATTTCATTAACTGGCACTGGATTTTCATAAGCATATGCATTATTATTTAATATATTTGCAATAGATGAATAATTAATAACATCTGTACTTCTTGTAAAATCTTTATACATTCCAGACATTTGATCCATTGCAGCTCTAGCATCATCTTCTTGATTAGATATAGAAAAATCTAATGGTCTAAATTGAGACCCTGGTTCATTTACTGTATTAATTAGTCTTAAGAAATTATCGATGTTAGTTTTATTTTCAAATGCAAATTTCGTTGCAGTTTTTGTTAATTGATTTATATTAACACTATCATCTATTAATAACAATAAATTCATATCTGCTGCAAGTTTATAGAATATTGAAAGATATTGGCAGTTTGTTGGCATTACAGCCTTAGACTGAGAGTATACTTGTTCTTGATGATACGCTGTTGGGTTTAATGTTAAAATATAATGAATACCAGTACTTTGTATATTATATTGCATGCTTATCACTGTACAAGAATACTTAGTTGTTCCTATTAATTCATTATCCTTTATTGTCAATCTTCCGCCTACTCTTAGTATTTGACTTCTAAACATTGGATATAAAACATCACCAGCTGTTTTATCTTTAAATGCCCATCCAATTGTAACCTCTAATGTTAATGCAAATATTAAATTGTTTATAGGATCTGTATTGTTAACTAGTGCTAATACCTTTTCAAATAATGTAAATGTAGGATCTACAAATTCTAATGTTGCATTTGGTGGATTTGATGAGAAATTGAATCTCTTAAATTGAAAAGATCCGGCAAGATCAAAGTAGTCACTACTGATAAACGGGGATTTTACATTTTGCGCCCCTAGCACATCCCCTATTC